CGCGTTCGGAGTTTCACCGGCCCTTGTCGGCCTCGACTCAAGCGTGACGTACAACAACGTCGAACAACAATCAATCTTCTTCGCTCAATACACAATCGCGCCCCTTTTGAAGCGCATTCAACAACAAGTCGCCGTCAAGTTGTTGACCGAACGCGAGCGCGGGCAAGTCGAGGCGCGGTTTAACATCGCTTCCCTCTTGCGCGCCGATGCCAAAACACGGGGCGAATATTTCACGGCGTTGATTCGCGACGGCGTTGTTTCCATCAACGAGGCGCGCGAAGCGTTAGAGAACTTGAACCCAATTGAAGGGGGCGACACTCATTTTGTACCGTTGAACCTTGCCCCGCTTGGACAAATGTCGGGGGCGTCAAGCCCGGCCGTCGATGACTAACTTTCCGACAAAGGGCGAGGACAAAAAAATTTCGCTTCGCAACTCGAATTGGAAACAGTTCGACCGCGACTTTGCGGAACGGTTGAAGGAAAATCACCCCGACGTATGGAAAGCCGGGGGCAACATTCGAGGCAACGAGGCGTTCGGCCTTTGGGGTCGCGCCCTTGAAGGCGACGACGCCAAAGCCGTGACCGACTGGATTCGTGAACGCGAAGCGTGGGCAAGCCGTCACCGGTACGACGGCAAGCAATTTCCCGAAGACAAGGCGACAAAGTCAAACATTGCCGGCGTTGTGGCGTCAATCAAATGGGGCGTCATTCTTGACATCGGCGAAAAGACCATGAAGAACGCCGTGAACGAAGTCATCGAAAACAAGCGCGACGACCGGCACGAAAAAACAAATGAAATGGAACAAGACAAAATCAAATTCACAGCGCAACCCGAACGCCGTTTTCATGCGAACGGCACCATCGAGTTGCGCGAGGCTGACGCCGACACCGGCGAACGTCGGGTTGAAGGTTACGCGTCGGTGTTCAACAGCGAAACCAACATCGGACCTTTCAACGAAGTCGTCAGCCCGTCGGCTTTCGAAGGGCGATTGAACGACCCCGTCCTTGCGCTGTTCAATCACAACCAACTTCAACCGCTTGCCAAGGTTGGCGCGGGCTTGGAATTGAGCGTTGACGACTATGGTTTGCGCTACTCGTTCCCCATCCCCGACACGACCGCCGGACGCGACTTGGTCGAACTCATGGAACGCGGAATTGTCCGCGACGCGTCTTTTGCTTTCATGTTGGGGCCGGATGGCGACACGTGGGAAAAGCGCGACGGCGAAAACGACCTTCGAACAATCAACCGCGTCGCCCGCCTTGTTGACGTTTCCGTTGTAACCATCGGCGCGTATTCGGACGCCTCGTCGGTGCTTCGTAGCTACGACGCATTTTCAGCCCCTCAGAAGGACGTTTGCGGTGAATGTGACTGTTCCCCTAGCGAATGCAAAGAAAACCCGCAGGATAGCCCCGAAACGGCTCCAAGCGACAAAATACAAACCCACGGCGCAAGGATTCGTTCGGCCGTTATTCAACATCGAATCAAACAAATTCGCAAAAAATCATGAAGAACGCGAAACAATTGCAAGAAGTCCGGGGCGAACGCGTGTCCGCCTTGGATGAAATGGTAAAGACGGCCGAAACCGAAGGCCGTGAATTCACCGAAGACGAGGTTCAAAGGTCCGAAGACATTTTGAACGAAATCGACAAACTCGACGCACAAATTGAGCGCGCCGAAAAAGTGGAATCGGCTTTGAAAGCTACGGCACAACCCGTTGACTTTGCCACCGGAAGCGGTGAAGCAAACGAGCGTCAAAAGTTGGCCAAGCGTTTCAGCATCACGGAAGGCTTGAAGGGTGCAATGGCCCACAAGTTGGAAGGCGTGACCGCCGAAATGGACGCCGAAGCACGTCGCGAGGCGTTGGAATGCGGAATTTCCGTCCGCGGTGATTTCAACATTCCTTCGTGGTTGGCCTACGGCGAGCGTACCGCCTACGGTGTGGACGCTGGCGCTTCGAACATTCACACCACGTCGAGCGGTGTTCAAGTTCAGCAAAGCGAAATCGCAATGTCATTGCAAGCCAAAAGCGTTTTGGCGAATGCAGGTGTTTCACAGTTGTCAGGCTTTGCCGGCGACGTTGACTTGCCCGTGATGCCCGGCAATTCCGCCAGCCTTTCAGGGGGCAACGCGACCGACAACACGGAAGCCGACGCCGTGGCCGTTGGAACGACCGCTTTCAGCCGGAAGACGTTGAAGCCGACCCGCGTGGCGTGTGCCGTTGACGTGTCGAAAAATCTCATGTATTCCGTGAACGGCAACCTTGACGACCTCTTTAGCCGTGACCTTGGCGCGTCCCTCGCTTCAAAGATGGATGACCATATTTTGAACGGAATCGTGACCGACTTGGACGGCGCTTCGCGCATCGCTCAAGGACGCTTCGCAACCAACGCAAAGGCGACCAATTTCGCCGACCTCGCAGGGCTTGAGGGCAAGTACCTTGAGGGCAACCCCGACAACCTGCGTCCCGTGTTCTTGATGACGCCCGGGTTGATGGCTTTCTTGAAAGGTCAGACGGCCGACGCCGGCGGTTTCATTCCCGCTTCGGGCAACATCACAGGGGGCGCGTCCACCGTGTTGGGACATCCCGCGTATGCGACGACCGTTTTGGCGGACATCACGAAGTTGAGCGCCACGTACTTCGGCGACAGCGACGCAAATGACACAATCGCCGTTTCGCCCATTATCATGGCCGACGCAAGCGACATTTTCATGTGTTCTTGGGCTGGAATTTCGGTGTCAATTGACCCATACACGGAAGGGTTGAAGGGTGTCGTTCGCATCGTGGCCGACGCCTATTTCGACGGCAAGATTCGTCGCAATGGTTCGGGCGCTTTGCTTGGCGGTTTGAAGGTCGACACAGCACCGACGACCGTCGCCTAATTGACTACAATGGCAACCCGCCGGGAATGGTCCGGCGGGTTGTTTTTTCCCATTCCTTGGGACCGCACAAGTTGCGGTTCGCCGTCCGCTTTCGGTTGCGGTTCGTGTGGTTCGAATCCACAACGGCGACAAATGAATTCATCACATGGAAAACCTTCGCGTCCAGTTCCAACACACGGCCGACGCCGTCACCCTTTTGGGTGGCGTGACCGTCATCGAACAACACTTGCGCGCCGACATAGGCGACGTTGGTGACGATGAATATACCCACGTAAACTTGTTGGCCGAAACCGCGATTCGTTACGTCGAACAAGTGACCGGGCGCAATGTCGAAGACAAGAAAGCCATCGTCGAAATGCACACCTTGAAGGACCGTTTTGAAGTGCCGTTTCGAATCAAACGTTTGACAGGGTTCACGTACTTGAACGAGAACTTCGTAGAAACTTCGGTGACGACGACCGACGCGTTCACCCTCCACAAGTTGACGGCGCCGGGTGTCCTTGAATTGAAATTGAGTTACGCAAAGCCGGACGATTACGCGTTAGACCATCCCTACCCATACAAACTCACGTTTGACGTGGCGGGCGACGTCGATATTTTGACGGACGCCACGACGCAGACAAGCCGGCTTTTTGTTGTGTCCTGCCTCATGTACCTCGCGCACCTTTACGAGAACCGCGAAGCCGTCGCCTTTTCTACGGGGCGCCCGCACACGTTGCCGTTGGCCTTCGAAAGCATGGTTAAAACCCTCAAGCGCATTCGATGAAAATCGGGGAAATGGACACGCGGTTGACGTTGCTTCAACCGTCTTCAACGGTTGACGCATTCGGCCAACCGAACACGACCTTTTCAAGTCATGGCAAGGCGTGGGCCAAGCGTTTCACGCGCAACGCTGGGGAAGTCATAATTGGGGACCAAATTGTTCAAGTCATTCGGTCCGAATTCACGATTCGTTATAAGGGCAACATAGACGAAACGTGGCAAGTCCAACACGACGGGAGGACGTACCGAATCCTTGGCGTCATCGTCATCGGGCGCAAGCGTTTCATGAAGCTAATTTGTCAAGAACATGGCTAAAGTCGAAGCCAAATTTGACACACAGCAAGCGAGCAAAATCATGAAGGCGCTCGAACAAATGCCTTTCAATTTGGCACGTCGTCAGGTTGGCAAAATCATGCAAAAGGCGTTTCGACCTGCGTACAACACAATGCGGGCCAAGGCACCAAAGAAGACGGGGCGCATTCGAAAATCAATCGCGACAATCACGTTTTATTCACGGGCGTCAAAGTCGTGGGTCGTCAGGCTTGGGCCACGTTACAAAGGGCCGAATCGTTCGTACACGGCACACTTCGCCGAACTTGGTGTGCGACCCCGTAAGAAGACGACGAAGGGACAATTCACGTTCTTCGGTCCGGGGGGCAAATTGATTCGGACTCAGACGATTACAAGCGGGGCGCGCAAGCAACCATTCGTTCGCCCTACTTATGAACGCTACAAGGCCGACCTCCCCTTTCGCATCGGCAACAAGGTGCGGGAATTTCTCGTGAAAGAATTCAACAAACAGGTGTGAAATGTTAGACCTTATCTTTCGCCAGCTTGACGATGATTCCGACTTGGAAGCCATCGTTGGCGCTCGCATATACCCCTACCTTCGACAACAAGGTTCGGACCTGCCCGCCGTCATGTTTGAACAAACCAACGCTTCGTTCACTCCAACGAAGACGACGACCAGCGTCAACGACGAGTTCGAATTCACGGTGAATTGTTTTAGTACGTCCCTTTCGGAAGCGTGGTCAATGCACACGATTGTACGAACCTTGTTCGAAGGCATGGCCGGTTCGTTCTCCATCGGGTCGAACAATTACGACGTCGCTTCGACCGTCATCGACGCCGTCGCGTCGGATGTCATGGACGAAGGAAATATTTTCATCGTCGAGTTGGTGTTCACGGCCTCGTTCCGTGCGTCCTATGTGGCGCGCTGATATTTCGCACCGACACCAAAAACGCCGGCGGGCGCCCGACTTTTGTGGCATCATCTGAAAAACTTTCGAAATGCCACTCGCAACAATTTCCGGAAATAAAGTGGGAATCTTCGTGACATCGGACGACGCAAACGCAACTTCGCGCCTCGTTGGATTGTCAACGTCATGTTCCCTTTCCTACTCGAACAACGTCATCGAGACGTCCGCCAAAAACGGGCAAGCGTCCATTGCTACGCTTCACAGCATCGCCGGCACCGGCTCGTTCACAATGTCCGTCGACGGATTGATTGACATCACAACGGCCGAAGACGACGGCACGGGCGCCGAAGAACATGGCTTCAACAACCTCATGGATTACGCAATCGGTGGTTCAACTTTGACGGTTGTCTTCAAAGCCGATTCCGGCACGACGTACACAGGCGAAGCGTTCATTGAGTCAATCGAGGCAACCGCCGGCGTTGATTCATTCGCGTCGTTCACTTGTTCGTTGAAAGGTACCGGGGCGTTGACGCAAGCGTGAGGGTAGTTTTGTAATTTGGGGCAACTCAAATTCACAACACCATGAACAAATTGCGTGGACAACTTTCGGTCAAAATCAACACGGCTCAAGTCACGTCGTTGGTCAACATGAACGCCTTTCGACTTTTGTCGGAACGATACGGAATCAAGTTGGCCGAAATCGACAAACACCTTTCGGACGACCCTTTGAATACCATTCCCAAAATCGTCTTTTGCGGTATGGTTAACCATTGCCAGCGGACCGGAAAACCGGAGTCGTCGTTGCCATCGTTCGAACAAGTCGCGTCCTTCATTTGCGAAGACGAGACGAAGTTCACGCAAGTCACCAACGACGTCTTGGCGACGTTGGCCCCGGATGAAGAACCGGGAAACGTGGAGGCGGTTCGGGAATAAAACCCGGACCGCCCCCAACGTGGCGCACCTTGTACGCGTCGGGTCTTCGCTTGGGGTTGCGACCCGCTGAATTTTGGGACATGACTTTTTACGAGTTTTCATGTTTCCGGAACGGGACGTTGGAGGCCGACCGTACACAATGGAATCACACCGGCGCGCTCATGGCGATGTTGTTCAACATCAACAAGGGCAAAGGTCAATCGGCAAAGTCGGCGCTCGATTTCAACCCATACGGGCAAGGCATGGCCTCGCCTGAAAACAACAAACCCCTTTCGGCTGAGGACATCAAAAGCCTTGCCGATGAAATGAAACTTCATGGCCGGTAAGTCGTCACGCCTCGCGATATTGTTGGACCTTGACGGGTCCGAATTTGAAAAAGGGTTGAACCGTAGCTTGTCGCGCTTCAAAAGCGCGTCAAAGCGTATGGAGTCAGCAGGGCGTGGGTTGTCCATGGGATTGACCGCACCCCTTGCCCTTGTCGGCGCGACGTCATTCAAGACCGCACAGGACTTTGAGTTAGCAATGGCCAAGGTCGGCGCCGTTTCGGGTGGCGGTGAAGCGGGCCTTCGTAAACTTACCGAACAGGCGAAGAACCTAGGCGCTACGACTTCGTTCAGCGCGTCCGACGTGTCATCGCTTCAACTTGAGTTGTCAAAACTTGGTTTTGGGGTTGGTGACTTGACAGGTCAAAACGGCTTGCCGGGCATGACCAATTCGGTGTTGAACCTTTCAAAAGCGTTCGATTCGGACTTGGGCGAAACCGCCGAAGTCGTCGGGGCAACGTTGCGTCAATTTTCAAAAAACGCAGAAGACACCGGCGCCGTTACCGACGTCATGGCCAAGGCGTTCGGCGCTTCGGCGTTGGACTTGACGAAGTTCAGCGAATCGATGAAGAACGCCGGGCCGGTTGCCAACACATTCGGCTTCAGCCTTGAAGAAACGACCGCCTTGCTTGGCGTCATGGCGAACAATGGAATTTCAGGCGCCGACGCCGGAACGAAGTTGAAAATGGCTTTTAGCGAATTGGCGAAGTCAGGCGTACCGGTCAAAGACACCTTTCAAAAATTGCTTGCCGGCGGTGTCTCGTACACCGAAGCCATGAACACCCTTGGGACGCGGGCCGCGATTCTCGGACCCATTTTCGGAAAGAACCTCAAGGACCTTTCAGACCTACAAAAGGAACTTGACGGCGCCAGCGGAACGGCCCAACAAATGTCCGACGTCATGGGCAACACGACGGCGGGCAAGATGGCCGAAATGAATTCCGCAATCGAGGCGATGCAAATCGAACTCGGAACGGCGTTGGCGCCAACCGTCCTTGAAGTTGCAAATGTCATTCGTGAACTTGCGTCTAGCTTTGCCAACCTCGACAAGGACACGAAAGAAACAATCGTCAAAATTGGAATGGCGGTGGCGTCCCTTGGGCCGATGCTCATCGTCGGCGGAAAGGTGACGGGCGCCATCGGCAAACTTTCGGGCGCGTTCAAATTGCTTTCGAAGGCGAGCGTGTCAGGCGCTGGGAAATCGGCCAGCGCGTTGGGGCGTCTCATCCCCCTTTTGATGAACCCGGCATTCCTTGCGGGGGCCGGTGCCTTCGTTGCCATCGGCGTCGCGTTGAAGCCCCTTGTCGAACGGATGACGTCGTTCAGTTACCAAACGCGAACGGCGCAAGGTGCAACCGAAGAACTGAACAAGCGGTTGGGCGAAGAATCGGCCGAAGCCCGTGTGTTGTTCGGGGAGTTGAAGAACGCCGTGGCGATGGAACGCGACCGGGGTAAGGCAATCGAAGAACTTCAAAAGAAGTACCCCGATTACCTTGGCAACCTTGACTTGAACAAGGCCAGCTTGGAAGATATAGCCAAGCTAGAAACGCAAGTGACGAACGCCATCGGCGACCGCATTCGTCAGCAACTTTTGGCCGAAGCGCAACAAAAGAAACTCGAAGCGCAAACGAAAGTCGAGCGGGGAATCATTAGCGCCGAAAATGTTTTGCTTGGCGCTCAATTCAAGCCGGAGGACATCAAAAAGACGTCGGCCCTCGTTCGTCAATACTTCGGGGAAATCGCCGACGGCACGCGCGAGGTTGGCAAGTTCGACGCGACGGGGGCGAAGTTGAAGCAATTCTTGAAAGATTCCGGCGCCGGGGCAAACTTGAGCGAAAGGGAATTCAACCGCCTCGCGAACGCCTTCATGACGGCCAACGTCGAGGGCGAAGGGTTGGTCGGTGACTTCGACTTGTTTTCACAATCTTTGATGGAAGTCGCCGGGGAAGTCAGCGACACCGGCGCGAGCCTTCGACGCTTTGAAGAAATGGCGTCGCGCATGGCGACGACGACGAAAGACGCCACCGACGCAACAAACGCGGACGCCGACGCGCAGGGCGCAAGCGCCGACGCCACGACCGCCAACACCGACGCCACGACCGCCAACACCGACGCAAAGAAGGCAAACAAAAGCGCCACGGAAGAAGCCGACGAAGCCAGCAAAAAGCAAACGGAAACGCTTGGTCAATTGTTTTCACGCCTTGAGGAAACGACGGTTCAAGCCGAACAAACCGTTTCACCGCTTCAGGCGATGGCGAAACGTTTGCGGGAAATCGGAACCCTTCAAGGAATTGGAATGATTGATTCCGTCGAGGCGCTACGTCAACGCCTTGAAGCTACCGAAGAAGCGTTTCAAGCGATGTCGTTGGCCGACGAAGATTTCATCGGGACGCCTATGTTCCAAAAGATGAAGGACGAAATCGACGAACTTCGCAAGAAGCTGGGCGAGACGGAGGGAGGGCTTGAAGACGTAGGCGAGACGGCGAAGCAATCATTCGACCTTTTGAAAACCGGGGCGGATGCCGGCGGGCAAGTGGCCGGGGCTTTGTTCGACTCGTTGATTGACAAGGAAAAGAAGTTCGGCGAAGCGGTCAAAAACATCGCCATGCAAATGGTTCGAACGGCCTTGACGACGGCGGTGGCCAACGCCATCACGTCGGCGTTCAGTCCTGCAAGCCCGGACAACATCGCCACGGGTGGCGCAAGCGCCCCCGCCAAAGCCGTCGCCAACGTGTCGGCGGTTCAAGCCTTGTTCGCTTCGTTCACAGCCTTCGCGCAAGGTGGTGCGGTCCTTGGTCCAACGCTTGCCCTCATCGGTGAGAACCCCGCAAGCCGTGGTGAATTCGTCGTGCCTTTCGAGCGCATGGGGCAATTCATGGAAATGGCCGGCGCCGGACGCGGTCCCGAATTCAGCGCCCGCGTCTTGGGTGACGACCTTCTTTTGTCTTCGAAGCGGTCCGAACGTAAATTGTCACGAACAGCAATCATTTGAAGCATGGCGATTCTAGAATTTGACGGCACAAAATCGGGAAGCGGGTCGGGTTGGACGCGTCGTTTTTTCACGGAAGGCGTCTCGTCGGACTTCCATTCGTACCGAATCGAAATCATTGACACCGGAGACAGCGCCGGGACGTTCAGCCAAAGCGAAACCACGGTGACGCGCTTTCGCATGGAAGGCGACACGGGCTTTCGTCTAGAATACGACGGCGACACCGACAACCGTCACACGCCGTTGGTGCCCTCGACGTTGCAGATTGCGGTACTTGTAGACGAAGACGCAATTGAAGAACTCGTGACGGCTTTGCAGACATCGCCCGACAACCGCTTCGGGCTGGCAATGTACATTCACGAACCCGACAACAATTCGGGCGACGGTGTCGGGTCGGTCGGGTCGATGGCCTTCGCCGATGCGTCGGGTTGGTGGCGCCCCGTTTGGTTCGGAACAATCTTGTCGGACCAAACCGAAAGCGTCCTTCAATCGAATGGCGACTTTTTTGAAATCACCGCAAATTGTGGCCTTGTACTTTTGAACGATGAACCGTTCATAAAAGACGACGGCACGCGGTTCACCGACATTCAACCTCTGAGTCGTCAAATTGGTCGGTGCCTTGCCAAGCTACCGACGGCCTCCCTTTGGGGTTGGAATCAGTACAACGGCGCGACGGAAGTGTTCAGGGATTACAACCAAACGCACGTCGAACGCACCTTGAGCGAAACACCTGTGACGCCGTTCTTTCGGGAATGCGTGTGGATTCTTGACAAGGAAAAGCACGCCATCGATTTCACAGTAGGCGAAACGACAATTGACTTTCACGGCGGGGCTTCGGTCCTCGACTTGACGAAATGCGACTCGAACGCATTCGTCGAAGTCGAAGAAGAAGAAGACAACTTGGGGGGCATCGTCAGGGCGCGCAAGTTCACGTCATGTTCGGAGGTTCTTGAAAACATCGCGTCGTGTTTGGGCGCTCGCATTTTCCTTTCGGACGGGTCGTGGTGGTTCCAAAATCCCGATTCTATGATTGCGACAACCCGACGTGAATTCGTTTGGTTTGACCAATATCAACTCAAGGCCGTGAACGCCACCAACCAAACGGCGTCACCTTTGACCAACTCGACGGCGGGGAAACCGATTGACGTCTTCGACCAAGGCTTTGAACCCGACGGCAAAACGAAGGTGACGTGTCTTTTCCCGACGCGCCTTGTCGAGTCAGTCCACGACGACGGTGGCGCTCGATTGTTGGCCACGTTTTCACAGCAAAATTACGGCTACGACGGGGAAGAATTGCTTGGGACCAATATCATATACTTCGAGAAACACCCGACCCTGACGCAATGGCTTTGCAAGCCGATTGTGGCAAGTCACGCCGACGTCGTAATTGAAGGCGGGGAGTCGTTCGCAATCGTGGGAAACCTTCAGTTCTCGAAGATTGGTAAGAAGAATTCATTCGGCCCCTCGACTTTCAACGACCTTTATTCGGACAACGCACGGGGCGCGAGGTTCCGTGTCTCGATGAAAATCAAATGCGGGGACTACTATTTGAAGCGTCAAATAACGACGCGTTCGGAGACGGTCAACATCAAGAACGCCGTCGGGTCGACGACCAACACCCAAAAGTTCGAGGCCCAAAACGGGGACGTCGAATGGACGTTGACGGACAGCGACTACCAATTTACCATCCCACGGATGGGAAGCGAACCCGTCCCACCGGTTGTAACGATTGAAGACAGCAACGGCGACCAAGTAGACGCCGACTTTCCGGGTGGATTTCACACGCGCTTGCGTTCCAATGGAACTGAATTCAAGGTCGTCACCGGCGCCACGCTTGGCGACATTGACAGCGAGTCGACGTTCGCCATGAATTGGGTTTTGCCTCCAACCCCGACGGGCGTCACGCATACCGGAATTGAAATCACAATTGACGTCCGCGTTATGAACTCGGAACACCAATTGTTGAGCGGTACGGCGGTGCGCGATTTTTTCAGCGAAGACAGCGAAAACCAATTTCAGGCATTTTACAACGGCACTTCGGCGCTTGCCATCGGCACCGCTTTTCTCAAAGTGTTGAGTGGCGAGGCGTCGGAAGATAACCCGGTTTCGTTCATCGCCGAAGCGGACAAGAACACGTCGCGAATCGTCACGGCGAAAAGCATCTTCGGCGACAAGTACACCGTGGGCGCCACGACGCGGGCGTTGACGCTCGTTGACGCGGACGACGCTTCGACCAGCTACGCGGACGGAAATTGGGTGACGTTGGACAACCTGACGGCCAACGGCAAGTATTTGCACCAATTGCTAGCCGACGAAACCTTGCAGAAAAGGCACAACCCGCTCGAAATTCGCAAGGGCAAACACGCGTACACAGCGCAAACGCCCCCGCCCTTGTCCGACGACCGTGGTTTTTACGACATCGACAAAATCGCGATGTCGCAATTTCAAAGGCCCATCAAATTCGCGTACACCAACGGAACGACGTTGACGTTTGAATTCCTGAATTTGCTTGTCGCAAAGGACCGCACCGCCTACGTAATCAGTCGATGCAAAACGTCGCGCGACTTGACGTCAATCACGAATTGGGACACGACGGACGAAGTCAGGGGGCCACAAACGACGTCGGGCGGAAATGGCAACCCGGGAAGCACGGGGCCGGGACCGGTCGCCGGCTTTGAAATCGGCGTTGCTTCGGGGTCAAATACGCAAGGCGACATCGCCGGCCTTCGACGTTCACAGGCTGGGACGACGTCCGACGTGACCGCCATCGAAGACAAGACGCGCTTCATCACGGCAAGCGGAACAGGAATAACGAACATCACCGGCGACGGCACTTGTTTGCGGGCGTCCAACATTCTCGAAAACCCGAACCAAAAGTTCGTCACGCAAAGCGAAAAGGACGCCATCGCGTCGAACACGTTGCAAGCCCTGAACAACGCGAACGACATCAGCACGAACGCGGGCAATATCACAACGAACGCGACGGACATCACAACGAATGCGACGGACATCGCAACCAACGTGACCGACATCGCCACCAACGCGACCGACATCACGGCGTTAGAAACCGACATGACGGCCGTCGAGAACGCGTTAGACGAAGCAAACAACGGTTCGTCCGCGCGGACAGGGCAAACAGGTGTCGAGGTGGCCACGTTCAACGCGTCGGGTGTCCTTGGTTCCGTTGACGACGGTTCACGCAACCAATTTTTGAAAACGAACGGTCTCGGGGTGTTGTCGTTTGACAGCATTGAAATCACGCTTGCCAGCCTTTCGGCGCGTGTCACCACCACGAACTCGTCGGGTTTCTACTACGGGTCGTCTTCGTTTGGTTTCAACTACCCAATCTGGTCTTCAATCAACTTCAACAACACGCCGGGCAACCCCTACGCCTTGAAGGTGAATGACGACTACGCGCATTGCGGAATCATGTTGCCGTTCAAGGTGAGCGCCCTTCGCGTCATCGGTTCCGTCCGCAACGACAGCGGGACGGAGAACGTCGAGGTCGGGTTGTTTTATGCCGATTCCCCCAACGGCGATTCGGCACAAATGACCTTGACGGAAATCGACACGACCGAAGTGACGGTGTCCGTGATTGACAGACACTACGACTTCGAAATTGACCAAACCGAAAGCCTAGCCAAAGGCAAGTTGTTGTTCTTAGGGTTCCGACGGACCAGCACAACGACGGGGACGCGGTACGTCAACTTCACAGCCACAATCACAGGAAAACGCGCTTGACATGAATGCAACTAACATAGACGCCGACACGTACACACCACTTGAGGAGTTGGAAGGCGACGCCACCTTTGTCGAAGTCATCGAACGCTTGAACGAACTCGTGAACGTCGTCAACGCCATCGTCGTCACCGTCAACGGAACACACGACATAGAACAAAACCCCACGCCATGACACGAGAAAACATTTTGAACGTCGCCCTTTTTGGTTGGACGTGGGTGACATTTACCGAAGCCGTCACCTTTACCCTTGGGGCGGTTGGCGCGTTGACGCTCATTTGGATGAACGTCGAACGCGCTTTGAAGGCTAGGCACGAACGGCAAAGCATGGTGGAAGGTGCGGAAGATTGACAAAATTATTTTGCATTGCACCGCGACACGTGGCGACGTGAGCGCGTCAACGGTGCGGTCGTGGCATTTGGACCGAGGATGGCGTGACATCGGATACCATTTTTTGGTGCGTACCGACGGCCGGATTGAAGCCGGGCGACCCTTGACCGAAGTCGGGGCACACGTCAAAGGAATGAACAGGGGAAGCGTTGGGATAGCCTACGCCGGCGGACTCGACGAAGACGGCACACCACGCGACACGAGGACCGACGCACAACGGGCCTCCCTTGTCATGTTGTCGATGTCGTTGATGATTACCGTTCCGGAAATCGAAAGCGTCCACGGGCACAACGAGTTCAGTTCGAAGGCGTGTCCTTGTTTCGACGTGGCGGACGAATTTTGGGCCATCAATTGCGAGCCGTGGCGCGACCTTGGAATTCACGAGGCTTTGATAACGGCGGAAAAGACATTGATGTTTTGAAACGGAAGAACGCCAGTCCGGAACACGACATTCAATGCGAGGTCGTGAGGCGCTTGAAGGAACACGCCCCCGACGTCATGTTTTGCGCAACGGTCGGCGGGGTGCGGTTGTCCATGAACCAAGCCAAGCGAATGAAGTCGGCCGGGTACTTGGCAGGGATTCCCGACCTTTTGTTTTTTGAACCGCGTCAAGGCTTTGTCGGCCTTGCCATCGAATTGAAGGCGAAGCGGGGGCGCGTCTCAAGCGCCCAACGCGAAGCCATTCAAAAGCTAAATGCGCGAGGATGGAAGGCGGTCGTGTGTACAGGCTTCGACGAATGCGCGTCCACGTTGCGGGAATACTTCGACGACCCCGACGTTTTGGGGTTTTAAGCACACAGCACACAAAAAAAGTTTGGCGCTAGAACCCGCGTCGTTGTTGACTTTCCGAAAAAAAGTCAATTTTTTTTGCCTGAATGTTTGGCGGTTTGTTGATTGTGTGCCTATCTTTGAGACATCAAACAAACACAAAAACACACAGTCATGAAAATCTCAACCAACATTCAAGCCCAAGTCAATGTCTACTCCAAGACCTACACCATCACTTTTGAAGATGCAATCGGTCTCATCGCATGGCAGAACGAATCAAAACACGCGGTAGCCTATGGCGGAAAGTTTGACTTCGTCAAGCAGACTACAACCCGCGACGCGCATATCTACGGAATCCTCTCTTGCACCAAGTCGTGAAAAATAATCAACCAAACAAAAACACACACACCATGCAAAACGACCCCAACACCGAAGACCTCGTGAATTGGATTCACTTTGACGGGCGCGACGCCGTAGACAAAGCCTCTAAATGGATACACAAACAAACCGGATGGCCCGAAAAAAGTGTTCGTTTTTTCTTGTGGAACTACGGGATGTATAAAGGATACAGCGAAGGCTTTGAAATTCTACGTGCAACCATGTTCGACACACACGCGAAAGGTGTCGAAGTCCACTACGACCCGAATTTTATTGACATCGAAAAGAAATAAATTCAGCGAATGCCCAACACTTGCCCCCATTGCAAAGAACCCCTCGACGGGGTTCTTGCAATCACAAAGAAACACCGTCAAGTTGCGAACCGAATCATCGAAGAACAGCACGGCGAAAACCGGATTCGAAACCATATCAACCGGCGCTTGGACCTCGTGCCGATGTTCATCGCAAAGACGTGCGCCCACAACGGGTTCACCCTCGAAGAACTCCTAAGCGATTCACGACGCCGTGAACGCGTTCAAGTGCGTCACGCGCTCATGTGGTTCCTTGCAGAGAATACGACGCTGGCCCTCGTGACGATTGCCGGCATCTTTGGACGCCATCACTCAAGCGTCATCCACGCCCGCAAGTCAATTCCCAAACTGATGTCGGTCAAAGACCCCGACACCCTCGGAATCGTTCAAATGACTTTCGACATTGCGTCAGATATTTGGAAACCTCAAAACCCCAAAACATGAACCAACCAATCCCCAAGCGCCTGACCATTCGCGTCGACGTGAACAAAATCTTGACCGAACACCTGTACAACGGGGCCAAGGGCAAGTACCTCAACCTCGTGTTGTTCAACACGCCCGACAACGAGTTTGGAAACGATTACGTGGTAAAACAGGACATCCCGCAAGAAAGCCGACCCGACGACGTGCCTATTTTGGGCAACGCGAAGGCATGGGAGGCCACAGGAGGCCAAAAGAATATGAACCAAGGCCAAGGGTCGGGAGGCGCTCAAAACGCCTCAAATGACGCCCCATTTGGACAAACGAACACCACAAGCACCAACCCCTTCGGATGAACGTCCCAATCGTCAAGCCGATGGACCGTTTCGAGGCGGTCAACAAGATTCGCGAAACCGGTTCCCAACGTGGCCTTGGGACCGGCTTTCGTGACCTAGATAGCCTCTACACACTCAAGAAAGGCTTTCCGCTTTTCATCGCCGGGGCACCGCACCACGGCAAAAGCATTTTCGTGAAACAATTGGTCGTCAATTGTGCGGTCCAACACGGGTGGCGGTCCCTGCTGTTCATGGCCGAAGAAGGTGGCGCCGACGACCTGATTGTTGACCTTGTTGAAATGAAGTGTCAAGCCGACGCCCGGAAGATGACGCCGGGCGGGTTGCCGAACGACCGGGCCATGACCGACGAACAGTTTCAAGACGCGTTGATTTGGGTCAACAAGCACTTCGCAATCATCGACCCCGACGACGTGGCCAACACCAACGCGCCGTTCACGCTTGACGCCTTCCATCAAATAGCGCAACGGGAGGCGTTCGACGTGACCGTTCTCGACCCCTGGAACGACATTGACCGCGACTTGGAAAAGCATGGCGGAAGGGAAGACCTGCAATTGACCGACGCCCTGCGTGACGTCCGACGGGAGTCCGCACAACAAAACCGAATCGACATCGTCGTGACGCACATCGCCAAAGTCCAAGCGGACAAGAAAAGCGTTTGCGGGACGCGTTACCAAGGCCATGCGTTGCCGACGGAATGGGCGGGCGGGCAAACGTGGTTTCGTCGGGCGTTCACGATGTTGCTTGTGTACCGGCCCCCGGCTGGCCTCGTCATCGAACCCGACGGCCAAGCAATCGAGCCGGGCGAATGTTGGGTATATTGTCAGAAGACCAAGCCCAAGGGCGTGGGCAAGTTGGGACGCGTCAAGTTGTGGTGGCAACCAAGCAAACACCGGTTCGTTGAACGGGACGAATTCAACAAAGAATTCGGACCCTTGCAACGTTGACGCAAAAAAAAAATTTGCCGAATGTTTGGAAGTGTGGATTTTGTGCGTATCTTTACGGCATCAATCAACGACAAACCGACAAAGGTTTGAACAGGTCGCTCGCCTTTCAGAGTACAAAAGCCCCAACACTATGGCTATTGTTTCTTCTTTTCTTTCTCCAGTTTCTTTGTCCCATGAAGACCTTTTGTGGGTCATGACGTCGCCCAACACCGGCACCGTGTCCGGTGTGGTTTGCATTGTTGAACCACGTTGGAACGGGACGCCTCACGCCTTGGTGCGCCTTGCCAACATCACCAACGTCAATGGCGTGCGCCAAGTTGGTGCGGGAGACGAGTTTGTATGTTCTTGGTCCGACCTGACTAGGTTTCCACTTTTTGAAAACATTCAGGACATGAAAAGGTATCTAGATGTTTGAATCGCTACCATCCAAAAGACCCGGCCACCGCGCCGGGTTTTTTTTTGCAAAAAAGTTCCCCGAATGTTTTGAAGTGTGGAATGTGTGCGTATCTTTACACCATGTCAAACAACACAACACGAATTCCCACGGGAACATACACCAACAACCGAAGCGGTGTTGAATGGATTGTCGACTACGTTTGCGAGGATGGCGACGTTGTAATGTACACCAACGCCGGACGATACCAAACGCGTTGCATTCCACAAACCACGTTGGTCAAAAATTACACGAAAAAGTCGCCTAAAAATTTGGCGGTATGGAATGAAATTGAGTAAGATGACACAAATTGACCTCCGGCACGTCGATTGCATGGACTACCTAGTTACCTGTGAGGACAACGCCTTTGAGCTTGCGATTGTTGACCCGCCTTACGGCGTATCACTAACGATGCAGAAATTTGTAAAACCGACAAGGCCAAATAGTTACACGAGACCTCCCAAACACAAGGGATTTGATGACAAGGAAATACCTCCGCAAGAATATTTTGAACAGCTTACGAGAGTGAGTAAAAATCAGATTGTATGGGGGGCGCAATACATGTGCAAAAGGCTTAATATTAGCGGAGCGTGGATTTTTTGGGACAAAAACAACGGACAAGGCTCACATTTTGCTGACGGAGAACTTGCACACACCTCGTTCTCTTGTTCTTTAAAGAGGTTTACTTTACATCCCTTTCACGGCACCAAGGGGGGTAAAGACAGGATTCACCCCACCCAAAAACCAGTCAAGCTGTACGAGTGGCTCCTCATGAATTACGCCAAAGAGGGGGACCGCATCCTAGACACTCATTTGGGGAGTGGGTCAATTGCCATCGCTTGCCACAATCTAGGGTTCGACCTTGTGGGGTGTGAACTTGACGAAGAATATTACAAGGGCGCGTGTGAACGTTTGAAAAACCACAAAGCACAACTTCGCTTGTACTAACATTGCGATATTGAAAACTCTTGTCGTTTCGACATTGACTTGAATCGACGGCGGGGCTACCTTCGACCCGTCTCGGACGATGACCGGCGACATCGGACGCGCACCTAAAGCGCGGACGAAGTCAGCCGAAAGCAATCGGGGCAAGTTGTATTCAAACAAAAGAGAAACCCTTGCCCGAAATCCCAAAGCACGACAGGCGCCGACCATGGAAAACCAAGGTCAAAGGCACAAAGCCGAACCGTGCGTTTCATTCGGATTCAACGCCCGTTCGCCCTTTCGAGAATACGCCGACAGGCTCGGAGACCGAACCGCGATTGAAGTCGGCACGCTGGCAAAGATTCCGTCGCGCCGTCATTCAACGCTTTCCGTTTTGCCCCATTTGCGACGCCATGGGACGCACCACACCGTCGACGGATTGTGACCATATTTCCCCGCGACATCGGAATGAGTTTGACTTGTTCGACCTTGCGAATTGTTGGGCCATTTGTCACGAGTGTCACGAGGTGAAATCCAGCCTTGAACGCCGTGGCATACACCACGAGACAATGCAAGGTTGGGTGAATCATGTCGCAAGAATTCGAAGAACAGGCAAACCACGTTCGTCAAACTCTGAGTGAGTTGGCCGAACGTTCCCCCGTTGTCGTCGCGACGGCTGATATTTCAGGGCTGGCCGTGTGGCAACTCGTGGCGTTGTGGTGCGACCATTTGCCCGGAACAACATGGCGCGACATCGTTTCGAATTGGTCGGTCGATTTGATGCACGACGTACTGGCGACATTCATCGTTTGGGCCGAAAATCAACAAGGCGATGTTGATGAAATTTTCTTGAATTGACGCAAAATTTTGCGCGGAAAAGGGGTAAGGGGGGCGCAAAATCAACGACATTTGGACCAAGAC